CAGCAATACAGGGATGCCGGGATTGAGTGTCCAGTATATCTTATGCCGCTTGGCGGACGTTCGGAAGGATACGACCTCACAGTACAAGAGGTGGCAAAGCTCTGTATGGAACAAGGATGGCGATTCACTCCCCGACTCCACATTAGCCTATTCGGAAATGCCTGGGGGACTTAGTAAAGACGACCTTGAATATTTACAAGGTAAGAAGATTACTAACGAACAGTATGAAAAGATAAGGAGAGAGATATGAAAGATCCTAGAACGGAAAAAATTGTAAATGAATTAAAAGAAACGGTTGCAAAGTTAAACCGTATCGATGCTCTTTTACAAAAAATGGATGTTACTTACAACCTAGGCAGAACACGCAGAGATTTGCCGTGGGCATTAGATGACATTGTACAAAAGGTAGAATACTAATGAAACAATGGTTAAAGCGTATAACTGGTATTGAAGCAGAAGAAAAGCGTATTGCTGAAGAAAAGGCTGCTCTAGAAGAAAAAGAAATGGAGCAGCTAAAAACTCGTAACCCTAAAGAATATGCTACACGCCGCAAAGAACCTTGGGTTAGTGTACTAGATGTTAAGGTAAACGAAGACAATGTACGCAACGGTTTCTTTGAAATGGACTGGAACAAATACTTTGTACAACAATTAATTGAAGCAGGGTACGGTGTTGATAACGATCCAGAAGAAGAAATTGTAGATCGTTGGTTCCGTGATATTGTGTATAACATGTTAAGTGAAGAAGGACTTGACACAAACAGAAATTCCGGTTATATTAATGTTGTACCAATAGCAAAAGGCAAATCAGAAGTATCATGACTTATATTTTAGTTGACACTGCTAACACATTCTTTCGTGCTCGTCATGTTGTACGTGGCGACATTGACACCAAAGTTGGCATGGCAATGCACATTACACTCAGTAGTATTAAAAAAGCGTGGCAAGACTTTAATGGTAGCCACGTTGTTTTCTGTTTAGAAGGTCGTAGTTGGCGTAAGGATTACTACGAGCCCTACAAACGTAATCGCAAAGAAGCACGTGATGCACTTAGCCCACGTGAAGCAGAAGAAGATCGAGTGTTTTGGGAAATCTTTGACGAGTTCAAAGACTTTGTAACAGAGAAGACAAATTGCACTGTATTGCACAATCCTGTACTAGAAGCAGATGACTTGATTGCAGGTTGGATACAAAATCATCCCAATGACGATCATGTTATTATTAGCACAGATGGCGACTTTGCACAACTTATTGCACCTAATGTACGTCAGTACAATGGGGTAAGTAATACTACTATTACGCACGAAGGATATTTTGATGACAAAGGCAAGCCCGTGGTGGACAAGAAAACCCAGCAACCAAAACCTGCTCCAGAACCTCAATACATGTTGTTTGAAAAGTGTATGCGTGGCGACACTAGTGACAATGTGTTTAGTGCCTATCCAGGTGTTAGAAAAAAAGGCACAAAGAACAAAGTAGGATTGATTGAAGCGTTTGCTGATAAGCAAACCAAAGGCTACAACTGGAATAACATGATGCTACAACGTTGGGTAGATCATGAAGGTGTAGAGCATCGTGTATTAGATGATTATACACGCAATGTTACATTGTGTGACTTAACTGCACAGCCCGAACATATTAGACAAGAAATTGACAATACTATACTTAACACCGAGTCAAAAGATGTTAGTCAAGTTGGTATGCGTCTTATGAAGTTTTGTGCTCGTTGGGATATGCAACGTATTGCAGATCAGGCAGCAAGTTTTGCAGAGCCGTTACAGGCAAGGTATGTTAAAGTTTAAAGATTTCGAATTTAAAATACCAGACGGTGTTAAAAAACCTTGTGTAAATGTTAGTGGTGGAGTAGATTCAGCACTAGCATTGTATCTTACGGTTTCAGCACTTGATAAATACCATGCAGAGATAACAGTATTAACACTATGTCATCCTAATAAAAAGCATTACAATAGTGTTTATGCTACACAAGTAATCAATAAAATTATTGATCTTACAAATACAAAATCTATAAAAAACCATTTGGTTTTTTACAAAGATGTACAAAAAAGAAGTTACCTAGATAATCAAGAAGAAAAGTTGTATAACAAAGGATTTATTGACTTTACTATACATGGTACAACACGTAATCCAGATAATATTGTAGATTTACAATTTGGAAGACATTCTTCAAGAGATAATACAACCTTTATTTCCGAACTAGGTAAACATCATTTGTGCAATATTGAACGATATATGCCATTTATAAAGGTTGATAAAAAAAGTATATTTGAAGCATATAAAAAATTAGAATTGTTGGATACACTATTACCATATACAAAATCATGTGAATCATTTGATGTAGATTTAAACGAATCATGCGGTGAATGTTGGTGGTGTAAAGAACGCAACTGGGGCTTAAACAGCATAGAGAGGTAAACATGACTATTAAAGCAAAACCTGTACTTGATGATAAATTTTGGATTGTTGAAGATGGAGGTGTACGAGTTGGTACACTGAGTAAAAACGACGAAGGATTTGTTATTAGTACCAAAGGAAATCTTAAGTTTTATAAAACAGAACGCCAACTTAAAAAAGAACTTGGCAAAGACCTTTTTGTTGCAAAAATCAAAGAAAGCAGCAGCAATGACGAGTCCTTAGACGTAAATGGATATCCTACACGCAGTACACCTTACAATAGTATGTATGATATCAAACGTAAACTACCACTGTTTACCAAAAGCGAAAAATCTAAATCAGTGTATTGTGCAGGATATTATCTAGTTAAATTTAATGTTAACTGGCTTAAGAGTTTTTGTCCAAAGCTAATTACTATTGAAAGAAACGAATATTTAGGTCCTTTCAAAAACGAAGACGATATGAAAGCAGCACTAAAAAATGTCAATAGAGCCGATTAATACAGTACCATTACAACAGTTTATACAACAAGTTAAACAAGGTGAAGCCAGTAGAGCCAAAGAAATCCGCATGGATATGACTCAAGCTAAAAACTTGGCTTTTACCTTGGGTGTTGTAATGGCTAGAATGAACGGTGATATGGAAAAATATATCAAAGAACAATTTGAAAAACTAGACAGCGAGCAAGTAATAGAAGTGAAAATGGACTCGGGCTCGTGGTAAAAAGAGATAAATATATGCGTAGTTTATATTAAAGGATACGCATATGAGTCGGCCGAAGCCAAATATATTATTAGAATATACAAATAACGTAACTTACAAATGCGAACAAGTTTTGGAGGCAGAAGCAATTTGGGCTGTCTTTTATCAAAACAAACCATTTAACTTAAAAAGTAGTAGTGCGTTAACAAACTATCCAGGGCCGAAATACAAAAAAACAAGTTTTTCAAATCCTGGTCATGCATTTAATCTAGCAAAAAAATTAAATGAGTTATTTAAAACCAAAGAATTTAGTGTTGTAAAGCTAACAGCAGGCGAAACACTACATAACAATGAGTAATAAAACTGTATATACCAAACTATTTCTCAAAGAGATGGGTCAAAGTACTAGCGAAGAAAACGTTAAGGCTATGATGCCATTATGGTGGTATAATACAAGAAAAAAAGATTCAGGCGGCCTAAGACTAACAGACGAAGGATTTGAAGTTATACATAAAATTGGCATATCTACATATGATATACCTTATCCTAAAGATATGCCACTTACTACTCAAGTTATCATATTCCTTGATCAGTTTATTGATTGTCCATACTATCTAACCAATCGCAGCATAACAGTTACTCACGAAAAGAAAGCTGTTGAGCTTACATTGTTTAGCGGCGATCTAAGAAAATACGGAATAATCAAAGCCATGAAAAGGCAGCAAAAGGATGAGGATTGATTTACATGGATATCATATACACAATGCATGGCAGCATTTTAACACCCGTGTAACAGAAGCGTACCTCCAAGGTCATAAGAAATGCACTGTAATAACAGGTCAAGGTGCTATGATGCGTGAATTCGAAACATGGGCTCGTAATCATCCTCGCATAAGAGAATGTACACAGACACCAAATAATCCTGGAAGTTTTACAATAAAATTGAACAAAAGAGGTTGACCATTTAGCACACTTATACTATTATATATGTATAGGCACTGTTAAACAAAGAAGGAATACGCTATGTCTGAAGCACGTACACTTACTCCTAATAAAGCAAAAAATGCACTGCAATTTGCAATGCGTAAAAAACGTCCGATCTTCCTTTGGGGGCCTCCGGGTATCGGTAAATCGGACATTGTTGCTCAAATTACTCGTTCACTGAGCAACAGTCACCTCATTGATATTCGTTTGTCGCTGTGGGAACCCACCGACATCAAAGGTATCCCTTACTTCGACGCCAATGAAGGCAAAATGGTTTGGGGTGCTCCTGCAGAATTGCCAGATGCTGAAATGGCTGCACAATACGACAATATTGTTTTGTTCCTTGACGAGATGAACTCAGCTGCTCCGGCTGTGCAGGCTGCGGCTTACCAGCTGATTCTTAACCGTCGTGTAGGACAATATAAACTGCCAGACAATGTTATTATTGTTGCGGCAGGTAACCGCGAAGCAGACAAAGGTGTTACTTACCGTATGCCTGCTCCACTTGCTAACCGCTTTGTTCACATCGAAATGGGTGTTAACTTTGACGATTGGTTCCAGTGGGCTGTTGATAACAAAATCCACCAGGATGTTGTTGGTTATCTTCAGTTTGCTAAACAAGACCTTTACGACTTTGATCCTAAGAGTTCAAGTCGCTCGTTTGCAACACCACGTAGTTGGTCGTTTGTAAGCGAACTGCTCGAAGATGCACTAGACGAAGGTACTACTACCGATCTAGTTGCAGGTGCAGTTGGTGAAGGTCTTGCTGTTAAGTTTATGGCTCACCGTAAGGTTGCTGCAAACATGCCGAATCCGTCCGACATTTTGCTCGGTAAAGTTAAAGAGCTTAAGACTAAAGAAATCAGTGCCAAGTATTCCTTGACTGTCTCTCTTTGCTACGAGCTCAAAGAAGCAAGCGATGCAAACGATAAGAAGTTTGATGAAAAAGTCAACAACTTCCTACGCTTTGCAATGGATAATTTTGAAACCGAAATGGTTGTAATGGGCATTAAACTTGCTCTTACACAATACGGTCTTCCAATTGATCCAGATGCTGTTGAATGCTTCGATGAGTTCCACGATCGGTATGGCAAGTATATCAAAGCTGCACAAGCTGCTTGATGTGAGTTGTAACAAAGTGGGCGAGGAAACTCGCTCACTTTTTCTATTATTTGGTTGACTTATATTGTAAATATGTTATTATATAGTATAGGCACTGAACAAAAGAGGTACGAAATGTCCGCTAAAAACACACAAAGCAAACTCAAGCATTGGGAACCTGATCCCACTATCGTAGGTGCTGCATTAGAAGCAATGCAAGCAGAAGTATACGACCGCATTGTTACTGCTCGTGTTGGGTTGTTGCTACGTCATCCTTTCTTTGGTAACATGGCTACTCGTCTTAAGATTGAAGCTGCCGACGACTGGCTAATGACTGCCGCAGTAGATGGGCGTAAACTATACTTTAACACTCAATTTTTTAATGCAATGGACAATAAAGAAATTGAGTTTGTTATTGCACACGAAATCTTCCACATGGTATACGATCACCTCGGACGCCGTGATGATCGTAATCCTATGCTGTACAACATTGCTGCTGACTACATTGTTAACAACGAACTGGTAGACGGTCGCATTGGCAAGAAACCTCGCATCGTTGACTGCTATCAAGACTTTAAATACCGTGGCTGGACTAGTGAAGAAGTATATGACGAACTGTTCAAAGAAGCAAAAAAGAACGGTGAAGAATATTTACAGCAACTAGGCGAAATGCTAGACGAGCACCTTGACATGGAAGGTGACGGCGAAGAAGAAGGCAAAGGCGATGGTAAAGGTAAAGGTCGTCCGCGTTACACCAAAGAAGAACTTGATCAAATCAAAGATGAGATCAAAGAAGCAATGATTAATGCTGCACAAACAGCTGGTGCAGGCAACGTTCCTGCTGGTGTAGCACGTATGATCAAAGAAATGACTGAACCTAAGATGAATTGGCGTGAGCTGCTTCGTCAACAGATTCAGAGCACTATCAAAAGTGACTACACTTGGTCGCGTCCTAGCCGCAAAGGCTGGCATACTGGTGCTATCTTGCCAGGCATGAACTTCCAGGATACCATTGACATTTGTGTGTCGCTGGATATGTCAGGTAGTATTGGTAATGAACAGGCTGAAGATTTCTTAGGAGAAATCAAAGGCATCATGGAAGAATACAAAGACTACAAAATCAAAGTTTGGTGCTTTGATACCAAAGTGTATAACGAACAAGACTTTAGTGCTGATGGTGGCGAAGATCTAAGTGAGTACGAAATCATGGGTGGTGGTGGCACCGACTTTATGGTGAACTGGAAATACATGAAGGACAATGACATCCAACCTAAGAAGTTCATTATGTTCACAGATGGTTATGCTTGGGATAGCTGGGGCGATCCAGAATACTGTGATACAGTGTTTATTATCCACAGCAACCACGATCGTAACTTGGAAGGTCCTTTTGGTGTCACAGCCCATTATGAGGATGCGGCGTGAAATTAAAAGATCCTAATCCATTAACTGTACTAAACATGAGGAGGGTGAGTTTTTGCCCTCCCCATTTTGAAACTGTTACATTAAAAAAACACTACAATATGGAACAGGCTATTTGCAGTTGGATTGAATCTAAATTAACAGGTCGATATTTTTTTGGTAATAATGTCGAGTTAGATAGCGATAACAATATTACAGTTGGATACACCATAGGGTTTGAAACAGCCAAAGAGTTGAGTTATTTTACTTTGGCCTGTCCATATTTGAAATATAATTAAAATTTTCATCATAATTAAACATATAAGGAGTTGAAAAACACATGAGCGAACAAGCTAAAAACAATCCAAATGAATTAAACATTCAAGATCTTGCTCTTGCTAGAGCTATTATTGAACTAGCAACAGATCGTAGTGCATTTAAAGCCAACGAACTAGCAAATGTTGGTATGTTATATAACAAGTTAGATGCTTTTCTAAAAGAAGTTGAAAAGCAAGCTGAAGCTGCAAAAGCAAGTGCAGAAGCATCACAAGCAGCACCAGCAGCACCAGCAGAGGTAACAGGAGAATAATATGGCTACACTAAAACACGTAGGCCGCATTAACAAGAACAATCGCAAGGTAATTGTTGCCTATCGTGTTGTTCCTGGCGAGCCAGAAAAATGCTTGATAGTTCCGACAGAAAGTCTAAGTGCTGAAGAGCACGATTCATTGATTAAAGCAGTTGAATCGTCCGCAGGTCAAGAAGCATACGAGTTTGCAGAAGCAATGGCTCGTACTAGACTACCAGATGGTAGAATTATGCTTGCTGCTTTCCACAGTACTGGTAAATTGTCAAAAGTCAATACCAAAGATATTGACATGACTCCAAATACCAACAGTTCAATTAACCTTGCAGAGCTTAACAAAGTTATTGCCGAACAAAAAGGCGTTACAGTTAACGATCTAGCAATCAAGGGGCCTGGCGGCGAAACTGTTCCTGTTAAAGATTCGGGTGAGCCAACTGATGCAACAGCATTATATACCGAACCTACAGTTAATCCTGTTGCAACATATACGCAAGAGGCACCAGCACAAGACGGTATTTTAACAGATGAAGCACTAGCAGCACAATACAGGTCGCAAGCAGATGCATTGTTTAAAGAAGCAAAAGCGTTAAGAGAACAAGCAGAATCACTTGCACCTACTAAAAAGAAAACAGTGAAGAAAAAAGAGAGTGCCTGATTTAAATAATCAAAAACAAGATCATTGGGAGGATATATTTGAAACCATTGATATGGAATTCCTCCCACTTGAATATATTAACATGGTAGTTGTTGATTTTGACAACGGTGATACTTGGGAAATAGATATCAAGCATCAACCAGATACAGCAGACATTGACGATGTATTACAAGACTTTTTTGAAGAATATCAAGATACTATTGTAAATGTTGATTTTAGATTAGATATTGACAGAATTAAAAAAGATATATCTAAAAGAACAAGACGTTTTCTAAAACTCAACAAATAATTTGTTTAACAACTCTTACTAAGGATTAGGCTTCGGTCTAATCCTTTTCGTTTATCTACTAAAAGCGATAAATACATAAAATATTACCGTAGGAGAATTCTAATATGTCAAGCGTATTGCAACTAAGACGCGGCACAAATGCAGAAAGATTAAGCATTACCCCACAGTCAGGCGAACTAATTTATGTAACTGATTACGATTCAGCAGGTGTTTCGCCACTATGGGTAGGTGACGGAACAACAGTTGGCGGAACAGAAGTATCAAGTGCAAGCAGCGGCATTACAGATATTGTCAATGATACTACACCGCAATTAGGTGGTACATTAGATTTAAATTCTTATGATATTACTGGTACTGGTAATATTGACATAAATGGTAATATTGATAGTGTAGGAAATTTAACGTCTGCACTAGTTCAAACTGCTAGTGATGTTGTATTTGAAGGTACATCATTTAATACTACTATTACCAAAACAGAACCTACTGCGGCTAGAACACTTACCTTACCTGATGCTTCAGGAACACTTGCATTAACCAGTGATATTACTGGTGCTAATCTTGGAAACTTTACCTTTACAACAACTACTATGGATACTTCTGATTCCAGTGGTATTATAATAACACCGGCTGTTACAATGAACAGCGATCTTACAGTTGAAAATGATTTAACAGTTACTAATAAAATTACAGCAGATAGTTTAGAAGTAACAAACTTAACAACTGCTGGTGCTGGAACACCTGAACTTGCAAGTGATACAGACATTTTGCTTACAGCAGGCACTAGAGTAGAAGTAACACAAAGTCCATTTAAAGTGGCAAGTTTTACAACTACAGAGCGTAATTTATTATCAGCACAAAATGGCGATATAATATATAACTCAACTGACAACAAATTTCAAGGCTACGAAAACGGTGCTTGGGTTAACTTAGTCTAAGGGACAAACATGACAGAAAAGTATTATCAGTTAGGTACACATACCGTAGAACAATGGAATGAAATACACGACGAATTAATAGGCGAAACAGTAGGGTTAAGTACTATACCCGACAGATGTGTCGAATGCCACGACGACAAACCTCACAGTCCTACTAGAGGTACTTTTTTACTAACAGACGAAGAAGCAGAAACACTAAAAGCAGATCCTCGTATTAAGTTTATAAACATTGACTATATGTCATATCCTGAAACATTCCGTCCACCTCCTGAAGAATTACAAAGTACTAGTGCAGAGCTACTAACACGCTGGCAAGGTAATGTAAAAGTTTACAGAGAGTTTGAAGTTAGTAACACACTGCCTATTACTCCAGATGCTACAGATGTAAATAGAACAGGCTATCAGTTACTGCGTCCAATGCAGAAATTAGATCCCTGGGTAGACGGGTCATTAGCAGATAATGCTGTTGTAAATAGTAATATTCAACAATACGGCGACGGTGCTGATGTAGACGTCATTGTTGCAGATGACGGAGCAGGATGGATTGGGCATCCTGAATTTCAAAATAATTGTATTGGTGCAAATCCAGATGGATACGTAGGCGGAAATAAACTTCCAGGAAACGGAACTTGTGATGTGTTGGACCTAGTACTAGATGGACCTTATTACTTGGATCCTGACTACTTTAATGCTAACCCAGGGGCACGATTAACCACTCGTTGGGACGGAACTATTGTACCTGTTGAAGGTGTTGCTAGAAGTTGGTGGACTAGCACTAGTAACAGAAGCACTGCATTTAACACAGCATACCCAAGTGCAGGTGCAATACCCTTTATTACAAGCAGCTACACTAGAGCAAACTGTAACGGCAGTAATACAGCACAGAGCAGCGTAGGCACCCACTGTACGCCCTGTATGGCACTTACATACGGTAGAACACAAGGGTGGGCATATAATGCTAACAAATGGACATTAAATCTTTATGGAACATTTGGAGCAGACATTGAATACGGATTTGATATTCAAAAAATATTTCATAACACAAAACCTGTAAATCCAAAATACGGTACAAAAGATCCTACAGTGAGTTCAAACAGCTGGGGTTATAGAGCAGATAAAGATCCGTTCGGTTCAACATATTACTATCATTTTAGAGGCGGCCCAGCTACAGCGTATACAAGCGAAACAGGATTGCCTTGGTTAAGCCATATGGGTCTTACAGGTGATGGCGGTCGTTGGAAAGGTGAAATGAAAACCAACTCGCTTACTACTGCATTAGACGAACTTATCGACAGTGGTGTGCTGTTTGTATGTGCAGCAGGTAATAGCAACCAAAAACAAACCAACTGGAGTCATCAAGATTTTGACAACTACATAGCTACAAATAATACCGACACATTAGAAGAAAGTAGTTTCTTTGAGTTTGGTGTAGAAGTTGCAGGTACAGTTAATCGTCGAGGATTTCCTCAACAAGGAGGAAAAACTGTAGACGGTGTAACAGGCGAAGTAACGTATAAAACTATCAACATCGGTGCATTAGATGACGATTACGATACAAGTGCAGGTAACAAAGAACGTAAAGTAAACTACAGCGACAGAGGTAATGGTATTGATTTTTACATGCCTGCAGACGGAACACTAGCTGCTAACAGAGCTTATACAGCAGAAGGTGTATATCCTGATACTTATCCAGGTTTTACAGCAGATAGCGGAAGCGGTGCAGGCGTACCTGAAGATTGTGCTTTTGGTGGCACTAGTGCAGCATGTCCTGTTGCAGCTGGATTTATTAGTACATTAGTTGGTTTAAATAGAAACTGGACATATCAAGATGTAAAAACATATCTTGCAACACTCGATGTACAAGACCCTAGTGTATTCTATTATGGTACAGAATCAACAAGTCCTACTGATAGCAATTGGAATGATTATAACAGTTTAGAAGGCGGGGATGCACGAGTAGGGTATCAAAACCCAACTGCTTTAATTCAAACAACCTTTCCAAAAAGAGCAGTAGAAGTTAAGTCTGGTATAAACATAAAAAATATTCAAGTTAACTATGTTAAAAGGTTTGACAGAGGAAGATGATTAAGTATTTACTAAAACCAAAAATAATCATAAATACATATAATAAAGATTCCAGGAGATTTATATCATGGCATTGCGATTAAGACGCGGCACAAATGCAGAAAGACTAGCTATTACACCATTAAGTGGTGAACTTATATTTGTTACTGATTATGATTCAGCAGGTGTTACACCAGTTTGGATCGGTGATGGTGTTACAAACGGTGGTGTTGAAGTTTCTGGCAGTGCAGGGTTATCTGATATTATTAACGACACAACTCCTCAATTAGGCGGTACACTTGATTTAAACTCTTTTGATATAACTGGTACTGGTAACATCGATATCAATGGCGGAATTGATATTGTAGGAAATTTAAGTGCGACTCAAATGGTTGCTGACACTGTTACAGCTACAAAGTTTGACGGTGATCTCAACGGTAGTATTTTTGCAGACGATTCAACAGTATTTGTTCAAGCGATAGATAGAACTATTGTTGCAAACGAAGTTACTTCTCAAAGAGTTACATCTCAGTTTTTAGGTCAATACAGCGAAGCAGAGATTCTAAATGCAAACTTCTATAGAAAAGAAACTTCTCCATGGCCCGGCGGTGGCACAGAATTTACCAAACACAACCACGGTGTTAGTATAAACGGTGAAGATACTACATACTGGGCAAATAGTTATAGTGAAGATCAATATATCATATTTCCAAGTCCTGGCGGGGTAGGTAATTACACTCAATTTTTCAAAATATGGAATAATGGTAGAGTAATGATCAACGGCGAAGCTGGGTTGTCAGGATTTGAAGGACTTGGTAGACAACCGCGAGCCGAGCTTGAAGTTACTGGTACTATGGTGGTAAATCCTCTAGCTGCACCGCCTGCATCACCAACCGACGGTATGTTTGCAGTAGCAGATGGTACTACTTGGGATCCTGCGTCCAAAGGCGGTTCAGTAAGTTACCCAGTATACTTTGACGGTGTTTCTTGGAACGCACTATATTAATCCTTGACTGATTTCTATAATTATTGTATAATATAAATACAGTAGGAGATCACATGACCGAATTATTTATTGCAATATTTTTAGGACTTGTATGGAGTCAAATAATTTCTCACTTTGGTGCAAGTATTCTATTGCACAGACATTATTGTCATAAACAATTCAAAGTTCCTGTTTGGTTTGAATGGGTGGGCTTGTACATGCTTATGGTTGCCGTCATTCGAACTCCTATTGGTTGGATTTCTAGTCACAGAATGCATCATCATCACAGTGATGGTCCAGAAGATCCACATGCTGCTAAACATGTAGGATTTTGGAAAGTGCTGCTAACCACTTGGGATATTCCAAACATTCCTCCAAAATATGCAAAAGATTTATATGCTAACCCACGTCTAGTATTTTTTCACAAATACTGGAAACATATTTGGGCAGCAAACTGGATTGTTAGTTTTATAATTAGTCCATACTTTTTTGTAGGATTTGCATTGATTCCGTTTATTTTTGCTAAAGTAGGTTTTGGTTTACTTAATACTGTAGGACATAAAACAGAAGGCGGGGCTAATGTTCCATGGCTGAATTTGTTTATTGCAGGCGAAGGTTATCATAAAGAACATCACGACGATTCGAAACGCATACGACTACACAAATGGGACACTGGCGGGTGGCTAGCTGAAAAGTTATTTGTCAAACAATAATTCGTCTATATATTTTTCGTAATCTTCCTTGCCAGGTCCGGTATACATAATACCTTGATAATTATCTCTCCATAATATATCCACAGTGTAAGGATATATTTCCCACTCGCCAAATACATCAGGTCTTGCATTTTTAATTCTGTAGAAAAAACTAGGACCACGGTCTCTACTCCAGAAAATAAATGGATATTTTTTGCCAGCGTGTTCTAAGTGAAATTTATCTACTTCAAAGTCGTCAACTTTATCATACAAGTTCTTTGTGTGTTCAGTGCGATAATCGGTAAACAAATAATATCTGCTAAACAATCTACAACAATTTTCTGTAACTGGTTGTGCTCCACTAAACATCACAGGACGGCAGTACTCAATATCCCATAGCAGACTATAAATGTACATTGATTCAAGTTTTAACCATTTTGAATAATTGTCGGCTAGACGATCATGCACAGAATCTTCTGCCATTAACTTAATGCTGTTACAACATATTTTTAATTCGTCATCGGTTAACGAAGCATTTTCTTTGCCATCAAAAATATAAGGAATAATTTTAAACTTATCATTTATGTTTATTGATCTAAGCATATATGTGCAATCCGTCTACGTCCTGAAAAAATATTAGTATCAACTACCCAATCTTTGTACATTGGGTATCTTTCCTTGTATTTGTACATATCTTGTTCAATAGTGTTAAGTTCAACATTTTCTAAAAACTTGTTTGGATCTTGTTCTGCACAAGGTTCTTGTATAATAGCATGTGATGCATTATAGAAATCAAAAGTTAAATCGTGGAACAGTTCTAAATGATTATCTGGATTATATAATAATATTCCACTCCAAATAACACAATCTACATCAAAATCTACTGTTATGTCGTTTTTGTTATACATACTAGCACAACGATATTCTATGTTTGGAAACTGTTGCCATACTTCTGTTGCATAACGTATAGGTTCGTTACTAGTATCAAACCCCATGTATCTATAATCAGTGTATCCACGATCGTGCAAAATGTCATTGATAATTCCAATACGACATCCTACATCGACAATGCCTTTTATATTGTTTTTGATAATAATATCTGCTTGTAAATCAAATATAGGACGAGCTTCTGGAGTGTCTAAGTAATCCATAGTACGCAATGCGTATTCTTCCTTTAATGGAACTTTAGCAAACTCTTTAGGAGGCTCTGTATGCCAACGTGGCCACGGCATACCGTCTTTTCTGTTAACAGGTGCTAGATTGTATTTTGCTTCGTCAACTATTTGTTTTTCCATTTAGAATCCCATTCGTTGTATAAATCTAACCAGCCAGGACTTCCTGTATCTTCAATTGATTCTTTTATTATAGGCTTATATGCTTTAGAAAAATGCAATATTTCTTTAGATAAGTTATTTACAGGATCATAGTTACCCGGTACAATAGTATGCCATGCATCATGTATTACTTCTGTATGTACAACATTTGCACCTAATTTTTCAAGCAATTCAACAGTCATACCAAAGTGTCTGCCTCCGTTGTTTGCTTCATTTTTTTTAGTTGGCGTAAATGTAACTACAAATATAGGTTTATCTGTAATAACATAGTCAGTACCTAATCTAGCATTAAACTTGTTTTTAACAACTAACCAATCCATTGCATTTTTAAATCCTGCACTGTAATGACTAGTTGCTTCACTAATAGCAAATACCAGTATGTCCGATTCTGCAAGTGTTTTTACAAATTCTTCAACTGATTCTGGAACCACACCATCACTCTTGTTAGAATTGCAAATAGGCATATCAAACTGTCTCATATCTGAAACTGTATTAATGCCTGCAATGTCTTGTAATAAGTACAGTCCTCTAGTTTGTAAACTGTTTTCTGCGTAACTAAAACTTATTCCTGTAATCATTCTTCACTCATAATATTTTTGTAATCACATGCTAACCGCCATAGTAATCTGTCGCCCATTACAGGTGTACGTCTATGCAATGTAGTAAACTGATCCATTATAAGTAAGTCACCCTCTGCAAATACATGATGATGCTGATAGCGTGATTTAAAAATAATAGGTTTGAGTTTTTCTATCATTTCCTCGTGGTCGATAACTGTTTTGCCTTGCCATGCTTTGCTAATAAAATGATAAGGAAAGTAAAAATAATATTTTCCTGTATGCGGATGCGTTCCTACTAACGGACGTATACTGCCTTTGTTTTGACTCATAAACTCAAGTTCAGGATCGTCTTCATCTAAATGATACATTGTATCATTTTTAAACTTTAAACGTATAGTGATACTTTTCCAATATTCTTGCTCTTCTTCGGATAAATCATAAAAAGGATCGCTAGTATTACAAATACTCAAAGTAGTGTTAGGATCTCCCTTAATACAATACAAACCGATAACAATCTTGTCTATAAGGTGTCTACTATTTCCGTTTGAGTGCCAACCTAACTCGCCGCCGCCAAACATACCAACTTTTTTACCAGAATCGTCACGTCTGTCTGTTACTAAAAATATTTCAGGATGATCAGGTAGGTTCATAAACAGACCAGGTGCTTCGCATTCACCAATACGCTTAAAAAATTCTACAATCTGATCTTCGTTTAACTGTTGATCGTGATGTATACTTAACCCTTTGGTCTGGATTTTTACTGCTAGATCTTTTAGTTCTTGATCATTAAAGTTGTAAATTTGTGATGTCATCTGTTCCGTCCAAACTAAACATTAGTGCTATACGTGGTTGATCGCTCATGTTAACTACTGCATGTGGATAACCGATATTAAGAAAATACGCATTACCATCTTCTAGATTGTATGCTTCTAGTTTACCATCTCTTTTAAACAAGTTTACAACATTAGATCCGCCGTAAATAGGACAAATACAACGTACTGCATAACTTACATCATAATCAACATGAAATGGAATTATTTTACCAGGTGCTAGTTTTGTAATACGCACACGGCTTGCTGTTGCTTTTAGTTGTGTAACTATTTCTTCAAAAATACTTCCTGTGTAATCTTCAGTAGGAACATTATACAAGTGCTCTTCTCTACGCTTTAGTCGTTCTTTGATACTTGCTTCATACGGTAGTATTTCACTAGGAGTAGTTAAGTTAATCTGCTCGAAATTGTCGTACACACTTTTTACTAACTCCATATGGTTATCACATAACATTGGATTAGCAGTGCGAACATCAACAAACTTCTCTGCAAGTTTGTCAGTAGCAGTACGTAACTTGTCTAAATCAATAGACAATTTAAAATTAGCTACAGTCGGTAAGTTTTGTTTTTTCATTGTATTTCCTCAAACTTTTGTTTTAATCTGTATGCAAATATCATAATACATAATCAAAGTGTCTCCTAACATTTGATTTGTACCACCCTGCTGCACGTAGTAGTTCTCTAGATTTGTTATCTAATACTTTAGTTCTTCTGTGTATTGTATTAACTTGATCCATTAGTAATATATCACCCGGTTTCCATACGTGCTTATATGTATACTTACCGCTAAGTACCAAGTCATTGTATATCATTTGGTGTAAATTTTCTGCATTTTCTATTACATTGTTATCTTTGTAAAAGTTTACAATTTCATACGGAGGAAAAAATACACCAGGTACTTCTAATGGATGATTAGTTACTAACTTATGTTGTGTAACTACTCCTCTATGTTCTTTAAATTTTTTAGCATCAACATCACTGATATTCGAAGAATTTTTGATTTGACTTAGTTGTCTATTTTTTCTTATACCATTAACAACTGTTTCAGTGTATTGATTGTCCCAGTCGCCACGTTCCCACTGACTTTCGTCTGGTTTAAAAAATGGAGTTTTGTTATTACTGCCTTTGTTTAATATTTCTACTTCTAAACTACGTAGCCAGTCTTGTATTTCAGTTGATAAACTTTTCCAATATTTTGTCGAAGAACATATCCATGTTTCTGTATGATAAGTTATAGTTTTAGCATATAAACCAACAACTTCTTGAGAATCTATCTCAGGTATAAGATCTGAATGCCAGTCAACATCGTCGTTAGCAAAAAGTCCTTTATTTTTATCATCGACTAAATCGTTTGTTACTCTCCAAAATAAATTACTGTGTGTTGTGTCACTACACCAAATATCTGGACTTAGTGTATAAAATGTATCTAAATACCATTCTGCAAACTCTTCAGGAGATGCATTACTACCTTCAATAACGATCCAACCGTGTTCAGCAGTTGCACAACTTGCTTCAACAGGATCTATTTGACTTAACTTTTTTCCTTGGTATTTCATTTTAAATGATCTACTGTAATAACATAATCTTTGTATTTGTTTATACTGCGTTCTAGCAGTTCATGCCACTTCTTAATATTTAATGTACCCATAGGCATGAGTATAAGTCTGTCCTTAGGATGAAATCCACGGTCGGCACCGTGTTCGTGTACTTGTCCATCCCATGCCATAGTGTTTGTATCTGCTGGCAGTATAGGA